TGTTTACGTATCATACTTCATGCCATTTTTAATCTTCTACCGTTTTATCATCGGTTAATAAACGTTTCATTGATCGGTCTCTTTCTGCTTTTGAGGGATAATTGTCCCCATACCTTTTCCAACTATCCGGATTTATATCGCTTTTAAAAGTGATATGCGGCTGGGGGTAATCATGGCGACGCAGGATTGTATATCCGGCTTTGCACAGTTTTCTTTGGTCTTTTGCATTCATCTTTTTTCTAATTAGAATTAAACTTGATTCTAGCATAACGATAGAATCGTATATAACCAAACAGGTAGGAAGGGTGCTCCGTATTATCCGATATGGTAATTTGTACATTATAACCTTTTATCCGTAAAAAACGGGCGGCAATTTCCTCAATAGTGTATGTTTTTGCATATATATCCCAATCACTAACGGTCAATACCGTTTTCACATTCCCACTTTTCAGAATCCTTTTAAAATTTCTGATATAGCGTATTATCTCCTTCTTTTTGTTCATACTTTAGTTTTATCCTCTTTTAAAATAGTTTTATAGGCTTCTTCCATCCGTTCAATTTCTTTTATACATACCAGCCATCCGGGAAAGCCCCCAATGTTTTTGTCATCGATATAGCAATGGGCATATATTTTTTTCCCGCCTTCCCCATATTTGGCAACATTTTCAGGATCATGGTCATTTACACGGTCAAATGGTATTTTGCGTTCCAACAGCCAGTTGATGGCATTCAATAACTGATCACCAGTACGGCACGTCCAAATAATGATTTTATGTCCTTCATCATGTAATTTCCGGAGCGATTCGCCAGCGTATGGTTGCTCCCCGTCAATAGCCGGGAATTTCCCCCGGCTAATGGTTCCATCAAAGTCAACTGCTATAATCATAATCTACAGAATGAAGGTTCAATACGACGCCATACTCCGTTCTCGTCACGCTTATGGAAATAGTAATTAGTTGCAGTTTTATACACGACATTGCTTTCTTTGAACAACTGCATGATAGCCGCATATTCTTCATCAAAACGTGACTCCAATTCATACAATTTGCTTATAGACTTATAGTCCAAATCCCCCTGACGGTTACGTTCGAGAAGCGTCATCGCCATTTGATACATCGGATCATCGACTCCTTTTTCTGAATGGGCTATATAATTCTTCAGGTAGTCAATCAGCCTTTCGGCAGCGAGATCGGCACGTTCATCAAAACTTTTCACCTTATTGCTTTTTACCTCCAGTTTGAAGTTCCCGTCTACTACTGAAAAAGTGGCGGTCTCTTCACCCTGACGCATACGGAGCTGACCGTATTCCCGCATCACGTTGCGGAAAGCCTTGCTTTCACCTACAATCCAATCATAAAAGCCCTGAACGTCATTCACTACTGGCATGAGTTTACTTTCCATATCGAACATGAATTGATGCCTCAATGCTTCGTAGGCTTCTTTCCGCTGAATGGACTCTGTTTTTTCTTCCTCTTTCAGTTTACGCAACAGTTCCGCCTT